TAGTAAAAGCTGTGTCTTTAGTAAGTCATCAAAAACATAACTAAACTTTCTTCTTAACTTAGCTACAAACTTTGTAAATTTAAGTTCGTCTCTATTAATCTCTGCGGCTCTACCAAAGTTAAGGCCCGCTTGTTGTTCTAATCTACTTACAGGTACATTTAAAGACTGATATAATTTCTTTTGAAAATATTCTACGTCCTCAATCTGCCCTAAGTTCTGTCCTGCTGGCAGTGTATCAATTGCAGTACCTGTACCGCCTGATCTACGTGGAAGCCAAAAGTCCTCCAACATAGACATAAATTTCTTATCATCACGGATCTCTCCTGTACTTGCATCGTAAACTAATTTGTTACGATACCGATCCATGATATCTTTTAAATACTGTTCCGCTTTGTTGGTTGGTAAATCGCCAACGTCAACATAAAAAATTCTTCTTTCTGGAGCTCTTGTAATACGATAAATTACTACCGCATTCTCCATCATTCTAAGTTGGTTGGCTGGACGGATCGCTTTGTGTAAATATGAAAGCGCATAACCTTTATCTTGGTCCACCAACCCACTTGGTGCATACGTTATAGCATCTTTCGTTATCTTCAAAGCCTGATCGTTCTGAGGAGGCTTAATTTGTCCGGGCTTATTACTAATTCCTTTGTCGTTGTAGATAAAATATTCTTCTACTGACTTTACGAAGTTAACACCTTGTTGGTTCTTTTCCTTTTTAACTTCCCGAACTTTTGTAATCTTTCTAGGGTCAATGTAACGTATGTCTTTAATACCGTCCCTAGGCTTTTCGGTATCAATAACCTTATGGAAGTACATTCTTCCATCAATATACCATCTTCTAAAGTAATCTTGAGCTCTATTTTTAAAATCTAGAAGCTCGGTTACTGTTTCAAACTCGTCAAAGATTTGTTTTTTAACACTTTGACTAAGTTCTACATTATCTAAATTCAGTTGTACTGGGTCTTCATCATCCAAGTTACTTACTGCATCATTAACAATGTCTTCAATGGCTGTATCAACATCTGCCATCATAGCAATGTCACGATACCTTTTAATGATCTCTGCCTCACTATTCGCGACGCCTTCGAGATCAAGATAAGTTCCGTAGTAGCCTCCTGCTCGGATGCTTTCTACGGAACCCTCATCGGAAGGAGCCACAAAGGATTTCTCACTTTGTGGCTTCTCCACTCGGCTGATATTAAACCCAAAAATCTGCATAATTTAACCTAATTGTTATCCCAAAAACTTAAGCTACTTCGTAGTGCTGGTATTGGAATGTCACCGTAAATTCTTCAATAATGTCGTTCTGTGCGTACTGTAAAGCAATTTCTGACATTTGGATTGGAAAAGCATTTCTGATCGTATATGTACCGCCAGGTAACGTATCGTTGTTTCTATCTAAATGCTTAACAACCAAATCTGTTTGATACTCTGAAGGAGTAAGAACACCTTCGTTATCAATCTTGCCATTCATTCCTTCCATCCATGCTTCAAAAGCTTGTCTGAGAGTTTGACTTGTGTCATTGACAATAGTAATTGTCCATGGATCAAAAATTCTCTCACCAGCTAATTTAACTTCCCTACCTCTGTATTGAAGGATAGCTGGGTTTACTGTTGAAGCTGGTAGTGCGGCTCCAGTAACCATAATTGAATAGGACGGATCGACACCGCTGACATAACCAGGAAATGATAGTAACACTTCAAACTGATTAGGTCTAGCACCACCTGCGCCAAGTCGGGCCTTAAAATCTTCGATATTCATTTATATCTCCTAATGTTTACTTTATTAATTATTTATAACCCTTAAGCGCCAACTTCTTCAAAATTCACGCCAGTTCTTGTGGCAATGAAGTTAAGCTGAATAAAGTTAATTGACTTAGCTGGCTTCAAGAAGATATCAGCGACAAATTCTTGTCTGTCGATAACTTCAGGTGTGTTGTTATTTTCATTACACACTACTTTAAAGTCGTATAAACCTTTTCTAGCTTGTACATCTCTCAAGAATGGTTCTACTAGAGCGGTAAATTGTGCTCTTGTAAACGCATCGTTGAATTCGAATAGCTGGAATTTAGCTGCTGTGGCAATTGCTTTTTCAAGGACAATGAAAAGTCTTCTAACGTTAATTCTGTCAAACGCTGAAGGCTTGTCAAGCATAGTTTTGTCACCAAAAAGGACAATACCTGAGCCTTGGAAACCTGCGATTGGGTTAACCCCTGCCTTGTAAAGCGTGTCTCTATCAGTCTTTCTAGGTGAGTACGCCATTTTAACAGCATTCTTAATATGTCCTCTGTTAAAACCAGCAGGCGACCACCATGGATCGTTGGTTAAATCTGTTTGAACACAAAGTCCTGCAACGTCACCGTTACAAGGAATCCATCTGTATACGTCGTTATATCTATCGTACATATACTTCCAACCACTGTCCATTACGGAGTAAGATGTGGTAGAGTATAGGTTTCTTGTTGTTACAATATCTGCTGCCTCTTGGCCTGCGTTGTTGACAACGTTTGCCTTAGTAGGTGACAAGAATACCATACAATCTTTTCTTACAGTTGCAACGTTATCCTGTACCCACTTACCTACGTTAACACTATGTGCAGCAGTAAGTAATAAAGAAACGTCAACTTCTTCGTCGTTACCAAATACTTCGTAACCGTTTTGAAGATCGCCGTCTGAAGGGCTGTCGTCTACGCCGCCCTGTAAGGATACAGTAGCTTTAGTTGGATCTGTTACAGCACTGTTAAGTGTAAATGTAACACCAGAAGCTTGTGAGCCCCAGTTTACATGTCCACCAATGTGGTCTGTCCACCAAATATATTGTGATTGGAAGTTAATTACGTTCTTGTAGTAATTGCTTTCCCCTGTAGATGTAACACCATCAGATGCCTTAGAAACGCCGGCAAATCTTTCTAAAACTGTACCCTGGGTACCAGTGAAAAGACCGTCTTCGTCAATGACAATGATGTGCATTTCGTCTTGTGATCCGCCAGCATTAGCTACTGAAGCTGTTGTGCTTGGTGCAGCATCAAATTCTTGTGCGTATGCCCAAGAGCTAAAGTCTGATGAGTCTGCCATTGATACTTTTAAGGAATTTCCTAAAGTACCTGCATACTTAGCGGCCCATGTTCCATTGGCGCCTGCTCCGGCGTCATGGTTGTTTAAATAGTCAACTTCGTTTGAAATAAGAACGCCTGCGTCAGTACCGGCATTTAAAGCGCTTGATCCTACTACACGGATAACCTGTAAGTTATTACCGTAAGCAAGGAAAGAAGCTGCTGTAAACCAGTCTTCGGCTACGTCGTTATCAGGCAAACCAAAAGTTCTTCTTAAGTTATTTTCTGAATCAATAACGCGAATCTCGTCTGAAGGACCCCACTTAAAGTCACCTACAAAACCAGCATTTGTGGTTGCTACTGCAGGTACGACTAAAGTCAAATCCCTTTCTGTTACGAGAACGCCTGGTGATAGCTGAAAAGCCATGTTTTTCTCCTCGATTTAATTAAAATGATACAAGTTGTTTATCATTTAATTATTTATAAAAATTAAAATTTAAGTCCTAGTTCTTTAACTTTCTTCTGAAAGTCATCGTCTAATATCCAATAATCACCATCGATAACCTCTCCCTCTGGTTCGTCCGTTCCCTTTCGAACATAAAAAGGAGTTAAATTTTCTTTTATATGTGCCATTTGTTTGTTATACAAACCGTCTCTGGTATTGATGTCTGTTAACTCTTTAAAAAAAGTATTAGTTGACAACCATCCAAACAACACCATACACATAACTAAATCATCGTGATATCCTTCGTCTGCTTGATAAGTATTACCTTTTTCTACAAACGTAGATATCTCATGTATAGTTTCTGCGTCAAAACAGAGTAACTTCTGTTCCTCCATTAAACTTTTAAAACTAAAACACCCCTGTCTTTTAACTTGCTTAGAAGTACTTACACCACGTCTAGTAACTTTACCAAACCCTGGTGATACATACTGTCTATTTTTTTCAGTGACAGTACTAAAAATATTGTCGTATTCTATCTCCTCATGTAAAATGTCAACGACTTGTTGCCCAATGTCATTAGTCTCAATCAAGACATAGGCATTATTATAATCCTCACCTAACTTTGCTACAACGTTAGGATATAACATTGGCGCAATTTTATTATCTCTATATGTTGCTACTACTTTATATGGCATTTCAGTAATGTCAAAAACAACGCATGCTGAATAGTCACCACCAATACCTCTTGCAGTATCTACCGTAATTACATAGTATTTATTGTTTTCAGGTTTTTCGTATACTCTTAAGGAATCGTTTTCAAATACCGGCTCTTTAGAACTTAATGCTCCAATAGTTCTAGCGTTAATAAGAGTATTAGATGATCCTAAAAACTCACATAAAACTTCCTGATTGTATTTTAGTTCACCTAGAAGTTTTAATTGTTCCTCTGCCCACTTCTCATCTCTTCCTGGAATTTCACTATAGTGGATAAAGTGATGTATGAATCCGTTAGCTCCTTTCTCTGCTTCGTTCCAAAATTTCCAAAAGTGATTATAACCTAATGGTGTTGAAGTAAGAAGAATTTTAGTTGTTTCACCAGCAGAAATAGTAGGATATACAGAAGCAAAGAACTCATCAGCAACATTGTTTGGAATAATTGCAGCCTCGTCAATGTATAGCCAGTTTACTGACTTACCTCGAATACCTGAGGTTGTTGTGGCTGCTGTAAAAATACGACAATTATTTTCTAACTCTACGTCACCTTTGTTCCAAGTTTTAACGCCCTGTTGCATCCAGATAGGTAAGTTCTCATACATAGTTTGATAACGCGCTAAAACTTCTCTAGCAGAAGCAGTCTTGTTACCCATAATAGCTACTGTTTTATCACTACTAAAAATAGTATAATGAAGAATACATGCAGCGGCAGTAACAGTCTTACCTTGCTGTCTGCCTTCCATCAAAATAACTTTACGATTGTTAAGAATAAGATCTACTTTTTTCTTTTGACACTCATAAAGTTTAAATAATTGTAAGCCTCTATCTAGTGTAATAATTTGACAATAGTTTTCAATAAAGTAAATAGGATCGTCTTTACACTTTAAATATTCTTCAACCTGCTCCTTAGTAAACTCGTGAGCATACCCAATCGATTTTAGATTAGGATTGCCGTGATAAGAAGTTTCTTCGTTGCTCATCTATTAACCTTAAAAACTGCCTTTTGTTTTTCTGTAGTATAAGGCATACTATACTTTTCTGAAAATTCGTCTACTGCCTCTTGTACTTCTTTCATTTGCAAATCATCTACAATCATCAAATCTGTGCACCACTCTATCCAATACTCCATATTTCTAATTGTAGATTTTTTTCTATGACATGCATCAATATAAACTATATTATAATCTTTAGTATTTTTAAAATTATTCCAATTCATTGGAACATGAAAGGGTAATTGTTCGTGTGTTATACCAGAGTCTTTTGTGTTTTCAATAAAGTCTTTATAGTCTCTATCGATAGCAACCGAACGATCATAAGGATTAATCCAAGAATCCATACAGTGTATGGACCAATCAATGTTTAACTTTTCAAATATATCTCTAAAAGCTAAAGCACTTCTTCCAAGATAACTTCCTACCTCTAAAACAGATAATTTATCTTTTTTCAAAGAGGCAAACTGATTATAGAAAATGTAATAGTCTGCTTCATCGAATGTAGTCCCAATCCAGTAGTCAGGATAACTCTCGACCTGCTTCCACGTGCGCATAATTAATTACCTTCAATTACTTTTGACTCTTCTTTACCTAAAGCCCTTAATAAATCTTTTGTACTTCCAACAAAAAGATTATTATTTGTTACTCCTTTTTGTTGTACCTTATTATCGTCTTTTTGTACTTTTTTCTTTTGTCCTTGAATATCCATCATGTCTTTTGCATTTTCTTGCATAGTCTTAATAAGTTGTCCAGCGACTTCGTATGCTCTAGGATGATCGCTGTTTTTTGCTATGTGTAAAATGCCTTGAATAGCTTCTTCACTATAAGCGCCAGCTCTTTTAAGCATGTCTCTCGCTTCTTGAAAGTCCTGTTCAAGTTGTTGTTCTTCAGTTGTTTGTGTAGAAGGAAGATTTTTTTCTTTTCTGTGTTCAACAAGAGATTTATCTAGAGCCGCTGTTGGGCTAGTTTTAAACTTCTTATCTAATTCTTCAAATGGATTATCCAAGATTGTCTCCCTCAAAATCCTCTAGGATTTCTTTTATATAATCATATTTGTCTGCTGGTGTTAAAGTTAAATCTTCTAAACCGGTTTCAGCATCTGCAATTGATGAGGTTGACCTTAACGTATTATCAGTTAATATGTCTGTATCACCATAAAGGTTTGCAATAGCTTTCTTAATAACACCGGCATTGCTAACATACCCATAAAAGTTTAGTCTCATTGT